GTGATCGGAACTCCACCAGTATTGGGCAGGGAGAACGGATAGTCAGTTATTCCGGTCCCCAGTGCCGCCAGATCGACGATCAGGAATGGCGTTCCGTTTATGCTCAGAGCGAACCCGGCGATCGTCGCACCGTTGTTGAACCAGTCCAAGTGCAGGTTGCAGTTACAGCCGGTGCCGTTGTAGGACATCGTCGCACCGTTGCTGGCCTCACCCGAGCCAACCGATCCGCCGATGACTATGTTCGAATGGAATTCATCTCCGCCGACGTTGTTGGGAGTGAAGTCGGCGGCAGTCGTCGCACCGAGGATGACGATGGCGGGAACTCACCACACCAGCTCTGTGGCCCAGTCAGGGCAGACCTGAGCAGGGTCAACGGTGATGACAAAGAACTTGGAGCAGGAGTTCGAGCCACTGGTAACAACCAGTGTAAAACCGAAGTCTCCCTCCACAGTGGGGGTGCCACTTATTTCGCCGGTTGACGAATTGAGTGTCAGTCCAGCAGGCAGCACTCCGGATGCTATGGCCCAAGTAATTGCACCACTCACCGTCCCGTCGGCCACAAGAACCTCGCTGTAAGGCGACCCCACATTGGCATTTGCCAGCGGGCTGGTGTTCGTAATTCCGAACACCGACAGCTCGAATATCTTCTCGATGACACCGCCGATGGCGTCCGTCGCCCCGAGCGTGAACACGTAGTCACCGGGCGTGGTCGGAGTTCCCTGAATGAACGCAGTGGTCGGGTCTTGAACCAGCAACAGTCCGTCGGGCAGCGCCGTCAGGTCGTCAAAGGTTACTGGCGTGTTGGCCGTAGATGCGGAGATCGCTCCGTTGTATGGAGAACCAGCGCACGTCCGGGAAGGGCTGAGTTCTCCGAGGCACATGTGATTGGCCACCGCCTTATTGCAGGCGTAGGTGTAGGCCATGATGTCCGCCGTGGCCTGATTGAACAGAGAGTTGAACAGGCCGGGTGCGGTCACGAAGTTGAAGAACGTGCCATCCGGACAGGCGAACGCGCAGACCTGAGACGTGCTGAAGAACACCGGCCTTGGCTCCAGCGGGAACGGGTCCTCGGGAGTCGGCTGGCAAGTCCCGCAGGGCTGAGGCCAGAGCGGGTCGGTGCAGAGCACCTGCTGGTTGGCAGCGCACAGGTCGGCGTCCTCCTGAGAGACGTCCGACAAGCACCACCCAATGCAACCGATGGCATACCACGTCGAGCCCAGCGGAGGGTAGTCTGGAGGGCGATACCGGCGACCGATGAAGTCATCGTGGTCCGGGTCCTCAGATGACAGGTTGACGAATGGGTTCGCCGGGTCAACCGGGCCGATGCCGCCACCGATTGATGGCGGGCAGACGATGCACGGTATGTTACACGGGAAACTCATTAGCACGTCAGTTTGTCATACAGCTTGCGACCGACCATCTCAGCGTGCAGATAGATTCCACGGACCCGGCAGAACCCTTTAACGACCAGCCGGGGTTGAATCTGATACGCCACGTTGGCCGGACGACCCATGACATTAGCACACTTGGACGGGTCAGGGTATGGCAGGCTCATGTTGGCCACGTAGGACTCCAGACAGGGAACGAGCGGGTATCCGACGGGAGCGTTGACTCCTTCCTCGGAATTCCGAGTCGAGCACTTCTTCCAGATGTGCCACAGAATCCAGCAAGCCTGACTGTCAGGTCGATACTCCATGCTGAACTGGACCGTGCCGAACAGGCGGTCCACCCAGAGCTCAGCGCCCACCAGCTTCTTCAGGGAGGTCTCGTCTCCCCATGTGAACGCCGGGAACTCGATGACCCACGTCACCCGGTTCTCCCGCAGCACGTTCGCATTATCCGGGTCGGGGGCGATGTCATCCTTCTCGAAGTTGGTCATCTCCCACAGCTCGATGTCGGAACTCCGACGTCGGGAGACGACTGTGGCGAATCCCCGCTCCCGGCCACCGAAGTCACCAGCCGTCATCTGGAGAATATCCAGCCCCTCCTGCATCCCCTCCCAGTTGGGCTGAGACTCCCGATCGAAGCTGCTGATAGGAATGAAGTCCATCGGGATGATAGCTTTGTGGACCACTCCCCGGTCTGCCTGAACCGGGAGTGCCGTCTGATACATACGACTATCAAAATAGATTCCGCTGCAATGCTTGAGGAGTGCCCGGTCGTTATATTGTAGGATGCGCTGTTCATTGTTGCTGATCTGTTTGTTGCCCCACTGGCCGAAGTAGCGAATGGATTGGTTGAGGGAACGGATGGCGGGTTCGAGCGACTGGTAGAACAAGTCACCGTTGACTGTGGTGATGCCCCGGTCGTTGACCCAGCCGTTGTTCAACTGGACGATGGTAACAAGAGGGGAGGTGTTCTTGGTCGTGGCAATCCAGTCGTTTCGAGTAACTGGCACGTTTAGCGCATAGATTCCTTTGCGCGTCCCCATGAACAACCGCCCCTGACCAAGCGCAGCATCAATGTTGGCGCTGTGTGCGATTCCCCTGATGACTCCGTCTTGGGCTGGGACGCTGAACCCGTCGCCGCCGAGCACAAGGGGACACTCGGTTACGTTGAGCACAGAATCCCGAAAATCGTAGGCCAGAGTTCCGGACGGACCTCCGACGATGTCGCCAGCGTTGACCACCCGGCCTTGGGCATACCAGATGCGACCCATGAAGTAGTCCATCGCCGTCCCGGCTGGAATCTCGTTTATGCCCGGAGTTCCGGGAGGTGGCGGAGGATTGGTTTGAGCAAGCCCCTTGCTGCGACGAAGTATGGTCCCATCCCAGATCAGTGGCAGCGTGACATTGTCACCAGCTTGAATCAGCAGGAACTGCTCAGCTTGGACGAAGAAGGCAATGGGCTGGTCCGGTGGGTTCGTAAGTCCGAAGATCGTGGACAGGTCCTGAACGGCAGCTCCCTCCTCGACTTTGTAGATGCGCCCACCGATCGAGTAGATGTGGTAGGGATTGGCGTCCAGCGGGGCGTAGAGGAACTTGCCTTGGAAGAGCGTTGTCCCCGTGCTGACTGTCTGGAGATACTTGTAGCCAGACCGGGGCAGAATGCCGCCATCACGACATCCGGCGTTGTCCAGCCATGCGAGCTGGTTGCGGGCAAGTCCGTTGGGGTTTCGGTCCGACTGGAGAGTGGGGACACATACCGAGTTTACTCCTCCGGAAAAATCTATGCTTCCGTCGGTAATAATGACTGGGCCTAGCGACATACTCTTTGACTCGACATTCCGTTAAAGCCACAGTGGATTCAAGCAAAACCATGCTCACCCAAACCGAAGTCAAGAAGTCATCCTCGGAATTCCGACAATACAATCTGATCTGGAGCCGCAACTCATCCCCGCTTTTGATCGAGAAGGAGATGATCTCCAGAGGCGGACAGTGGACCAAGGCCAACGGCGAGGTGGCTGGCAACGGGCTGTATTACCACTTCCGCAGGTTTCAGGAGATCGCATGGCCGGGCCGCATCTGGGAATCGGGCGCATTCAAGAACCACTGGGCCGACAAGTGCCTTGAGGTCTATCTGGCCTACAAATACATCGGCGTCATGGGCTGTGCGGCGTCCGGGAAGTCCGACAGCTTCGGTTGCAATGTGCTCACCGACTGGTATGCCCACTCCGAATGCACCACGGGGCTAGTGACCTCGACGGACCGGGACAGCTTGGAAATCCGCATCTGGGGGATGATCAAGAAATACCACAAGCTCATAAAACGTGAGTTCCCGTGGATTCCGGGTCACCTGATCGAGGGCCGTCAGCGCCTTGTGGCAGATGCCCGGAACGAGTTCACAGAAGGGCGAGACTTCAAGAACGGCATCATGGGTGTCGCCTGCAAGAAGGGTAACCAGTATGTCGGGCTCGGTTCAATGATCGGTATTCACAACAAGCGAGTCCGTATGATTGCGGACGAGTGCAACCTGATGCCCCGGGCGTTCCTCGACGCCTCAGCCAACCTGAGCAAGTGCGACGACTTCAAACTGGTCGGACTCGGCAACCCCAACGAAACTACGAACGCTCATGGCGTGCTCTGCGAGCCTGCCCAGAGCATCGGAGGCTGGGAGGGAGGGATTGACCAGACCCCGGGCACCAAGACGTGGCCTACGCGCTTCCCGGACGGTATCTGCCTCCAGCTCCCGGGCAGCGACTCACCCAACCTGAAGGCGGACCTCGGAATTCCGCCTCCGTTCCCATTCCTGATCACCCGTCAGCAGATGGTCGATGACGCCCAAATCTGGGGAGTGGACGACTGGCATTACACGATGATGAACGAGGCCCGGATGCCTCGGGGTCAGGGCAGCCGTCGGGTGCTCACCAAGCAGGCTTGCACCAAGTTCGGTGCGTTCGGAGTTCCGAACTGGCGGGATTCTCGTATTACGAAAATTGCCTTCCTCGATGCCGCCTACCGTGGAGTGGGTGGAGACCGATGTATCTTCGGTGAGCTCTGGTTCGGAGCTGAGACCGAGGAGGGGCTGATGCCGCTGAACAATGTCGAGATGCAGGCGCTGGTCCGGCAGCAGGCCAATCCGAATAACGCCAAGCACATCCTTGCGCTGATCGACGTGGTCAACGTGCCCATCACCGCCGAGAAGGACTCCGAGCCCGCCGAAGATCAGATCGTTACTTTCGTGAGGGACAACCTTCAGGCCCGGGGGATACCGCACGACCACTTTTATTTCGATGCGGGCATGAGGACCTCACTGGTCAGCGCGTTCGCCCGGAACAACATGATCTCGGTTAATACCATCGACTGCGGCGGCAAGCCGTCGGACCTCATGGTATCCCGGGAAATCCAGAAGCCCTGTGTTGAATACTACTCGAAGCGCATTACCGAGATGTGGTTCTCCGTCCGCATGGTGGTCGAGAGTGGCCAGTTCCGGGGAATGCGTGAGGATGTCTGCACCGAGTTCAGCCAGCGAGAGTGGAAGATGGTCTCCGGGAATCGCATTGAAGTTGAGCCCAAGGACGAGATGAAGCTCAAGACCGGCAGATCGCCTGACTTGGCTGACGCTGTGGCTGTCGGAGTTCACGGGGCACGTCACAAGGGGTTTGTCATCCAGAAGCTGTCCAATCCCGCCAGCATCGCTCCGCAGCAGCAGTGGAAGCGTGACCTTCAGGAGCGATCTCGCAAGCTCTGGCGGTCTGGACAACTCACCAACACTTAGGGCGACGTCGATCTGAAGAACCGGGCCTGCCCGTCGTTGGTCCACTGGAAAGAATAGAACGGGCTTGGCTGTGTGACAAAAGCGTAGTTATACCACGTCACCAGATTGGTGCTGGTCATCACCACGGTCAGTTGATTCGACTTCACCGGAACGGTCACCAGATAGGTGTAGAGTTTGATCGTGCAGCGCAGGTCCTGAGTGGTGGCCAGCGTCGTCAGCGTCGGAGTGAATCCTGAAGTGTTGAACGCCTGAAACCGATTCGTGCTGCCCAGAACCAGACCACTGAACATCACTGCGTCTGCAACGCCAGCGTAGATAGCCGCCCGGGTGGTGAGGTTGGTGACGGTGGTTTCGGGAGGCTCTCCCTTATCCCACTTGAGCGTGACTCCGCCAGAAGGTGGAGTCGTGAGACGGACGACTGGTAACCTCGGAATTCCGGGACTGAGGATGTTGGTCGTGGGCGCAGCCAGAGGCTCGTGAGCAACAAGAGTAAGAAGGCAGCAGAGTGCAACGACGCAATACCCCACCAGAACTTTCGGTTCGTATTCACTCATGTCTTTTGGATGTAGATTTGAGCGGTCCACCTTGAGTTTTGAGGTGGTGTGACGAATGATGTGGTTACGATTTGAATAGCCAGAAAGTCACCTTGGGCAACGGCAAACGCAAGTCCGGAAAACAGGGTGCTGGAGACTGGGGTGCCCGTAATGTTTCCCAAGGCCAACACCGTTCCATTATTCTTGTTGAGCGACAGGGCGATGTTCTCTCCGGATGGCAATACCGCCTCCGAAATCTGATTTACCGACACTGCGATCACAGTTCCCGCCACCGGTATGACCGCCTTGACGTTATCGTAGCTTGACTGAACTGAGGTATCTGCCGTCCCGTTCTGACCCAAGTAGAATGTGCCCGGGGCTGTCAGCACCGGAAAGGCGCTGTTGTAAAACAGAAGAGAGTAAACGTCAGTCTTGGCGTTGAGTGCCGCCTGAAGATCGACCTGATTGGATAATGTGCCGGTTATACCTCCCCAGACCGCCGCCACCACACCGCCGCCACCGCCACCGCTTCCGGATGCAATAAGACTCAGGAGGCCAAGCTCAATCGCATCCCACTGGGAAATCCCTTCACAGAGGTAGCACTTGGACTCGTCGAATAATGCTTGAGGGGAAATTGGCATCAGGTTTTCTGGATTACGATAGTTCCGGTCATTCGGCTCGTGGTTGGATTAGTAGCCCACGCGGGGGCGTCAATCTGCAACGCCAAGAAGTCTCCCTGAGCCACCGCAAAGGCAAGTCCGGACCAAAGCTGATTGATGGTGGCCGCAAATGAAACGGTTGGAGCAAGGGCTAGAACAGTTCCATTATTCTTGTTGAGCGAAATGGTCACCGGCTCTGCGGAGCCGTTACCGCCCGCGTCATTGAATACGTTGAGCGTCACTGCGATCACAGTTCCGGTGATTGGAATGACAGCCCTGACGTTGTTGTAGGTAACCCCGATTATTGCTGACCCAGTCCCGTTCTGACCAAGGAAATAGGTGGTCGAATCCAACATGCTGTAAGCGCTGTTGTAGAAAGTGATTGTGTAGAGATCGGTCTTGGCGTTGAGCGCTGCCTGAAGATCAAGCTGATTTGACAGAGTGCCTGTGATTGAACCCCATGCCGCAGCTCCTCCCCCACCACCCGCGCCACCTCCTGACAAAATTCTATTGAGCAGGCCAGCCTTCAACAACTCAGGAAGTGACAGCCCGTAACAGGCGTAACACTTGGTTTCCTCGAACAGAACTTGTGGGTCGATTGGCATAGGTCAGGAATAGTGAGCGGTTGCCGGGTCAATCCCAAATGGGGGATTGGGAGTCCAATCCCCACAGGGAAATGATGCTTCTGCGATGGTGTAGAAAATAGTTGCCGGACCAGCAAGATCGAATAGCTCCCAAACTCCCGAGACCAATCTGATGCCGTAATGAACAACCGGGCTCACTTGCTGCCAAGTTGTAGCGCTGGTCTGCTGGTAGTTCCCGGAAATATCAGGGTCAAGAGGCGTAGTAGCGAATGCGATCGTTGAAGTTGGAGTTCCACAGGCAGATGCCGAGGATACCATGTTCATCATGGCCATCTCCATTGCGTCGAACATGCTGCCCTCGGTGAAGCACAGATAGCACTTGGAGTAGGCGACGAGACCCTGAGGGGAGACGTCAGCCGTGGGGTCTATGGACAGAACCACGCGGCGCCACAGCGCCAGAATGATGTTCTCACCAGTCGTCAGTTCTCCGTAGCAGTTGTAACACTTGCTCTCGGAAAACAGGGTTTGGGCGTCGATGACGGGCATTACTGGTTCATGTATTCCGACATCTCCTCATCGGGTGGCTCAGCGGCCTCTTCCTCTTCCTCACCCGGAGCGGGGGCTTCGTGCGGGACGTAAGTGACCTCAGCCTGACCTTCGAGCAGTCGGGAAATCTTGATCTTGCAGACCGAGCCCGGCTTGAGCTCCTTGTTCTGGAAGAAATCCAACGGGATAAGTGCGGTTCTGGCGTCGTCCTTGGGAGTGGTCTCGGGTATCTCCATCCCCACATCGTCGTCGTCACCGCCGTCTGGAGTGGCTTGATTGTAGGTGTCCATAATTTATGGGCGAGCCAGCAGACAGGAATTGTCAAAAGCATCGCCACGAACCGACAGTGGCTCGTGGCGATGCCTGAATCAACTATTAAAAGTCCGGAGCAGGACCGTCCTGACTTCCAGTAGGAACACCAGTGCCATAGATGCCGTCGGGCGCGGGGCAGTCGGGCAGGGCGCTGTTGTAGTTCTGGGCCGGGTATCCGGGGTTCGCCGAGCAAACGTCGATTTCCGGGATGCAGAACTGTTCTCGCTTGTGGAAGTAAGCACGGATGAACTCGTAGTGCAGCGGTCGGACGTAGTATTTGAACCACGCACCGAACTGACCCTTGTTCCCCCACTTGTTACCGATCGCACGGTTATTGACGTCAGCGCCAAGATCGTGCATCAGCCACTTCCATTGTCCGCCGAAGTTACGCGGCGTGAACGGCATTTCCGGGTTGACGGAGGTCGCATCGAACGTCAGGAACTCCATGCCTTTCTTGTGCCACTGGAAGCTGATCGCATACTGGGCACGGTCGTAGTCAGTGTTGACGTCCGAGCCGATACCAGCAGCACCACCAGCACCCGTGGTGACACCGTTCTTGTAGGGCAGCACAATCTGGTAGCGATAGCGATTGCCATTGCCGCCGTGAGCGCCTGCACCCAAGTCCTGAACGAAGTTGAACCGAAGTCCGAGCTCGTCCACGCGGGTCATGTAGTTACCGATCTGGCCGGAGAA